AGAAGGTTACCAGAGAGTGCTGCATTGTCCACCGACATACGCATGAAGCCATTCATGAGAAGCTGTGTGTCTGTCATATTCTCAGCTACACCAATACCAAAAAATGAATATGGGTTAAGCTCGTAAGGGACAGCTAAGTAAGGGATACGGGTAGGAGTAAATGGGTTTAGTACAAGCCGGATGATTTGGTTGTTACATACCCAGATGTTTACTTGAACTTCGTCTTTGTCTTCTAGTTCTTTTGGTATTTCGATATCAGCTTCTTCTGCAAGCTCTGTATCTAGCACACCCCAGTATTCTAGGACTTCATAGCGGTCCATGTTACCTGTGTTACCATCATCCTCTAGAGTATCTTCCCAATACTCACGGCGATAGTCAGCGCCGCTATCAATAGCTAGCTCAATGCTCTCATCTCTGAAGTGAGGGCGTTTTTTAAGACTGCGTAACTGTGTGCGGTTCAACCTGTGTCGCTGAATGGTAAACTCAGCTTCATTCATGTTACGTGCATCAGGGTCAGGGTAGAAATCCCAGCAAGAAACGTATTCCATCTTAGGAATTGTCTCAAATAAGGGGTCATAGTTGCCGTCTTCGTCCCATTTGGGGTATTCTTTGTCTTGTGCAAATGGACCCTTCATAACGCCTGTACCGAACAAAACTGTCTCAAAAGACACCGATCTTAGGTGCTTTGGGGCATCAGTTTCGTCCAACTGATCGTGCATCTTCTTTTCCATCTTCTGGGCAGCACGTTTAGCAGGTTCATATGTGATAGAACCGGGTATTTTACCTGCACCTAGCTCTAAATCGTCCTCTATTGCCTTCAGTTTGTCTTTATAGATGCCTAAATCCTTGGCAATGTCAGGACGTACAATAGATTGGGGTAATTTATAGTCTACATTGGCCTGTTCTTTGATTTTTTCCTCTGTAAGACCTTGAGGATTGAAAGAAACAGTGTCTGCTACGTTATTTGGGAACTTACTAGGCTCAATACCCAGTGGAAACTTACTTCCGGCAAATAAAACGTCAACAATTTGGGCATACGCAGCCAAAACCTTGGTTTTAGTTACTTTAATAAATGCTTTTGACTTTTCAGTGTCGGTAAATTGTACTTCGCTGGAGTAAATACCCCGATAATTGCGGTATGCGTCTAACCAGCGGTCTTCATCAGTAAATCTAGCGTCTTTTGCACGTTCATACTGAGAGTTAACAAAGGAAACCGCACCAGAATACGAAATGTTTTCCTCCTCTACGTTGCCATCTTCATCAAGAGCAACCGTTTGGTCAGTTTCATTTATATCTTCTGGTGTGGGTTTATCCATCAATGCCATATTCAGTATCCAAATGTTGCGTCAGCGGGTTGCCAACTCTGTTGTGGTATTCCAGCGCCCATATCAAAGGGGCTAAACGCTCTTGGCCTACTCATAACAGCGTATCTTACACTGTCATAAGCGTGGTCTGAGGCGTAGCGAGGGTCAATATCATCCGATCCACGGGGATCACTGGGAAGTACAGGTAAATCTGCTATAATTTGTCGGCAGGTATTAAAGAATTGTATAGCTGGTAAGCCTGTAATCTCATCTACCTTTAGAACTTCGTGAAGTCGGTTCTTTCCGGCTACCCTAGCCCCGTTAGTACGGTCACTTGGACGCCATCTACAGCCCATGCTGATCATCTCTTCTGCAATGGATGGGCCGATTTGCCCTCTATTATGCCAACATGAGCTATCTAGTACCCCATACTGCATTCTTTCGGAGCCTTCAGCTTCCATAACAGCTTTAGCTAGGTCTCTGCCTGTGTGCTTAGAGAGATATAGCTCCCTGTAGTTAATCAAAGTACCATAACTAGGGTCTATTGCGAACCAGTGTACAGCACTATAAGAAGAATAGCCATAGTCACATGACCTAAATCGTACCCAATCTGAAGGTATTTCATAAGGTTCTATAACATGTATGTTGCTTCTAAACTCAGAAAAGGCCGCGCCATCTGCTACAGCCCAATCACCTTCTAATAGTTGTCTTCGTTGCATCTCCGGTAGAGATAGCAAGTTAGCCTCGTACTGACCGCCTTCCATCAAGTAAGGATTGTCCCGTAGACTTGCTGGTATAAACCGTCTGTAGAACAGAGGCTCCCCTGCTTTTTCGTGACTATCGGGGTATACTAGGTCTTCACCTGATTCCAAATCCTTAGCAACAAACTTCTTGTTTGCTGGTGCAGGGTCAATAAACATCTTCTTAACCCAGCCGTGTCCATTTCCTCCGGGGTTTGTTGTCGCCCTCATGTATATGGGTAACGTAGGGTCTGTTGTACGTAGCCGTGAGCGCATATAATTCCAAGCAAAATCAGTAGGATACTGAGTTAATTCATCAAAAGCCACATAGCTAAACGCTTGTCCCTGATAGCGCAGTACGTCTTGGTCTCTTTCTAGGTACGTAAGCCATAGCTTGGCTCCACTAGGGAAAGTCCACTGTGATTTCTTCTCAGCCCACTTTGCACCTTGAAATGCTTTAGGGTATAACTCTTGTGACTTCCATATTAGTTCACGTAATTCATCATTGGTTCTACGCAGTATCAGGCCGTTGAAGTTGGGGTTACTAAAATACCGCATTGGGTCAGCCAGTAGTCCAAAGGATTTGCCACCACCAGCCGCGCCGCCATAAAGTACTTCTCTTTCAGATGCCGCTAGAAACTCTGTCTGTGGGCCTTCGTTGGGAGCAAATACTACCTCAGTCTTTTGCTTCTCGCTCTCAATCACAGAGAAGTCTAGGTTAGCAGTGTCTAATTCTTCGTTAGGCTGTAGTTCTTCTAACTGGCGTTTAGCCATTGTCAGTCTACGTTTAGCGTCTGTCTGCTTACGTTTAGCTGCATTCAGCTTCTTTGCTTCAGGGGTCTTAGGCTTTCTCTTACGATTAGCCTTAGCCATGTCCTTTAGACGTTGTGAGGGATTATCGCTATCCTTACCCCGCCTAGACTTCCATACATGTATTAGACCTTGATGACTGATCTTATCACCTGTCTTAGAGGTAAGCCACTCCGCAGTCTTACGACTAGAGTTACCTTCCTCAAGGTAGTCTAATGCTTCTTCTACTAGGACAGCTTTATCGTTGTCAGGAATTAGTACAAGAGGATCATCTTCAGACGCCACATAAGCATACGGTATCTTAGCGGTCTTGTTTGGCCTAGTTTTATTTAACCAGATAGTCAATCTTCGCTCTTCGGTGGCAATATAAACATCGCACCGCCTGTGTTTTTAACTTCAACCTGTTCCTTCTTAATCAGTCCGGTACGGTCTAGTATCTCTCTAGCCGCAGATACTGTATTCCTAGCGCCCATAGCACTTGGATCATTAAGAACGTCTACCATACCCCATGCTGCTTTAGGTGCATTCATAGCCAGCGTCATAGAGGCTTTGTCATTGATCTCTTCTTTAAGCGCACCAACCACAGACGATATGCTAGTCTCTTTGGCGTAACCTGCTACGTCCATTGCTTTTCGTAGGTTGCCTCTGCACTCTTCGGACATCAGAGCGTCTAAGAAGATCAACTGCTTGTCGGTGTATTGCTTTTCAGTCTTCATCCTATAGTCCTCATATAAACAAAAGCAGCCCCAATAGAGGCTGTAAATACAATCCACCAAATGCGTTCAAAAAACTGTAGCTTATGGCCTCTGGAATTAGTAACTTGATCCAGCTTTTGAATACGTTCCCACATAGCTTTTTGTTGATCATCAATATTATCCATACGCTTGAATACAGTTATCATGCGCTCTTCCATTCGAGCTAACGTAACTACTGCATGGGAAAGCTTATCCAACTTATCCTCTATCCGCGTTAAGCGATCCTCTGCCACGTCTAGGCCTTCTTTTTATTCTTTTTGGGCCATCCAGCCTTCATATCTTTGTAAGCCTTATCGCTTACAGTAGACTTACTTTTAGGACGGCTAGTACCCGCCTTCTTCCGCTTGTTCATGTTTTTAACTAGAGACATTAGATCACCATTTCTTACAGGACCAATATCTGGCCGTTAGTTTTGATTTAGCCGTGTCGCACTTATGCCTAGCTCTAAAAGACTTACGGGCTTTGGGGTTATCCTTTCGGATTTCCATGTTAGGGTCTCCGAATGTGATATACTTCACGTTATCGCCCTCAACAGCCAGCACTTCAAACTTCTTAGGCCCACCTCTACGTGGCTTATTAACTGCCGTAAAACCGTGTCGCTTCTTACCAGCAGCTATCTTCTCTGACTTTGTTCTAGCCATACGGTCCTCACATTTTGTAAGTATAAAAAAGGTATACACCGCCAGCGGCTATCCCTAAGAAAACTAATACGCCTAGAAATATTGATATGGCTTCTATAAACTCTTCTCTATCTTTCTGCCGTTGCTTCTCAGCTTCCCTACGTGCCTTACGTGCTTGTCCCTGATATTCTACCCAAGAGTCATACAATCCGGGTCTACCATATAAACGCATGTGGCTCTCAAGCTGTCTGCGTTGTTCTTTGATCTTATCCAAGGCTATGAAGGACTCAAAATCATCTGTGTCTTTCCCCATAACCTTTTTAAAGATAGAGTTTTTATCACCCTCTGCTTTGTTCTTTACTTTGTCTTCTGCATTTAGAAAGTCACTTATAGACTTACCACACTGAGCTAAATCTCTCCCGTTTTGAACAGCGGATTTAATTACTCCAAAGGCAGCGTTTGCCATTGCAATCTCTGCAAGCATTTCTCCCCCCCGAAAGATAAGCTTATATTTATATAGTGTTGCCTACCTCAAAGCACTTAGCGCGAGTAATGACCTGTAGTTTATTAGACATTTGAACCATCTCTTTCTGGACGGTTACCCTACACTCTTCCCTAGACACGAATAGCCCGTGAGTACGGGCCACCATGCTACAGGTAAAAACGTC